TCAACAAACTCCTTATTATCAGCAGTAGACGGGAGAGTAGTCATCACCAGTGTATTCGTTGAGGTTGAAGTCAGTTACGGTTGCACCATTGGCAATATACTGATTGATGTCATACATTGCATCGGACTTAACACGGGTGGTGAAAGAAGTCATCTCAGTCACATCACCCTTGTGCCAGATGGTACGCTTCACAAAACGCTTGCCAGTGCCAACAGGGTAGAAGTCGATGGTGGTGGCAGAAGTCAGGAGTTGCATGGGGTGTTTCGCTTATGTGCTTATTATAGGGCAGAAAGGAGTCAGCGGATGTCCCCGTGTACCACCACATCAGCTGGCACACGAGAGATGGTGTAGCGACGGATTTGCTGGGAGAATGGGCGCCAGGCATCAACAGTCTCATTCACCATACGATTGTGCTGACGATCGGCACCCTTGGCAGTCTTGCAGCGCTTTGCCTTACGGAAGTAGATGATGGGTTGCACTGCATCCTTGGTGTCGATCTCAACCTTGTAGAAAACGGTGCTGGTGCTCATAAGGTGTCTCCCTGTCGATGCTCTTATTATAGGGCATCAGGAGCGCCGTGTGACGGAACCAGGACGGTTCAATGACTGGCACAGTACAACTTATACAATTCTTTCTCTTTAGTATATGCTTCAATCTCATGCGGTTGGTTTTCATAATCCCAGTTTGATGCCAACTCTTTGTGCCAACACATCTTACCGTGCTTCACTGTCAACGAACCCTCCACCCATTGTTTTACATGAATCAGTTCATGTATCAGTGTCTGTATATACTCTTCTCTGGACAGGTTAGATTGAATCTCAATCAAAAACTTGCGCGGACGGTTCATGTTGTACCTAGAAATATCACACCATCCATTGACATTATCACGTACCATTCCGCGATGATTGACATTAATGGTGATGTGATGTCTGGGAAAATGGGTATTCAGAAACCAAGAGGTAATATCCTCACAGAGCCTCTTAGAATAACCATATCCATAAGTGAAGATGCTAGACATGTTCCCCAATGTAGAAACCAGACGAATGAACTAATGAAAAGAAGTTTCTCTTTAGATGTCACCGAACCTCTCCATGTATTCATCGAGAGTATAATACTGATCGGTTGATGTTTCTGCAATCAAGTCTTCATTACTGTAGCACTCAAGTTTGAGACGATATTCTTCTGGGGTGTCATCTTCCTCTGGGACAAAATCGTCATGGCAGAGATATTCCCACTCTGCCACAAGTGCTTCAATTAGTTGTTCTCTGGTGTAAATCATACCAAATCGGGTGCATAGTTCCTGACTTCTTCAATCAGTTCATCATCATCCAGACAATCAAGTTCGGCATTTTGAGTATTAATGAAAAACTCTTTCAAGTCTTCCAATGACATTTGATTGAGATCCCATTCAATAAACTTTTGTTGAAGTTCGTCGCGGTTCACTGCTTTTGCTTTGTTGGCGTTGGATTGCATTACTAATTCAATGAAAGGGTTTAACTCAAATGGATTATCTCCTGCTGTTGGCATTAGCGGATGTAGAGATAACCACCAGCCCAATCAGCACGCTCAAACATTTCCTCACGGGATTGAATATTCAGAACATTGTAGCGTGCAATCTTAGCAGGTGCTTTGAATGATGAAGGTTTAAAAACATCACCAGTCTTCTTATCAACGAAGGCATGGACGGATTTAGAACCATTATCATACTCCATCACAATTTTGTGATACTTACGCCCACCTTCTTGAATATAAAACTTATACTCAGGAGCAGGACGACCACCAAGTTCACCATGATTACGCTGTTTGAAGTTCATCTCCAGCGCATCACACAACATCAGAGCATACTTGCGGATGTTCAGTGCAATGGTGTTCCTGGCGTCTTGAGTGGCGCGGTAGTCAGCAAAAGAAGCAGTCATGTCGTTTTCTGAACTGTGTTTATTATAGGGCATTCTAGGTGCCTCTCAGAGGATGGTGGACAGTTCTTCAACTGCCTCATCGTCTTCCAAATAACCCATCCAATCGTGTGGGTTAGTCTCATGCAATTCATGCTCACGAAACTCTTCAATCAACTCAGACAAGTCCATGGAAAACCTCAACAACATGATGTAATTATAGCAGAAATGTCAAGCAGGAATCTCAACAGATTCTGGTGCTACACTATCTTCAAACTGGTGCATGTCATAGGCAAACCAGTTACCATTACGGAAGATGTAGGAGTATTCTTCACCATCAGAGAAGAACTCTTCCATGTCATTGTCATAACGAGGAGGAGTATTCTCACCGCGCAGAGAATAATACTCGGGAGCATATTCACCTTCAGGAAGTTGCTTACCCCAGAGAGAATCACTCCAGCAGCATGACATATCGCCACCATCAATCAGTGCTGCTGCTTTCTCTTTGCTATTGTATTGCTCAACAAGAGTCTTACCCAACCACTGCGGATAACCATCCCAGTGGTGATAAGCGCTCAGGATGCTGCCATCTTTGAGTTCAATACCGATGCGAGAGCGAGTTCCCATGGGGTGTTCCCTTGATTACCTTCATATTATAGGGCACAAAAAAGGGGCGTCGCCGCCCCGTGTGCCACCTATTAAACTGTCCTAATTATCATAGATTTTACATTCATCTGCGTCAGGATTTTCATCGCAGTACATTTCAAACGCGGTAGGATCGTGATGATCTTCAGGGTGTGCCTCGTGGTATTTTTCCAAATGCTCCAATTCGTCTTTAGTGTGACGACGCATTTGAGGAGAAAGTTCTGCATTTTGTAGCAAATCCTTGTCCTTTTCGATATGCTGCTCGATACTTTCCATCGTTTTGTTACGGGATAAACTTATTTATTTGGATTTAACGTTATTTTTTAACTTTTCAACCAGATGAGCACCAAATGCCTCCATTCTTTCTGGGTGAATCGCACGAATATCTGCCTCTTTTAGAGCAATTTCCATACTTTTCTGCTCATTTTTGGTGAGTTTTTTACCGTTTCGGGGGAGAGTCATAGGTTGGTGCCGTTACTAAGGTATTTTAGCGTTTCCGCATAAAAGTAATTATAACCTTAATGTTTTCTTTAGGATTGTTCAGTCCTCGTCAGTCCAAGAACCGTAGTTACCGCTACTTCCTTCTTCACGATTCTCCAACATGTCAAGAATTCCATCAACTGAGTTGATTGCTTCAATGTCTTTAATCATCTTTGCTATTGTAGTGCAAACTACTGGACGTTCGCATCTGGCAGCAAATGCAAGTGCATTGCGTAAAGAAGATTCAGCTTCTTTCAAAGAGTCTTCAACAGTTTTAGATAGTGCCATCTTTTGCCTCATTTTTATTATATTGTGCATCAAGCATGGCACGCTTACGTTCATACTCTCGCTCTTTCAACTCAAACTCACGTTTTTGTTCCTTAGAATAATCCCATGTGCCAGATTTCTCAGGGGAGTACCAAAAGTCTTCCCAATCTTTGGGAGAATCAGTTACATCTTCAATCCTTGACATCAAGACGTTCTTTGAGTGCTTTCTCAACTATACTCTGGATTTCCTTCTGTGTCAACCCATTCATCCAACTCCATCGTTTATCTTGCGGATCCCAATCCATTGTGAAAGAACCGTCTGCATTCTGGGTTATCTTAAGTGAATCATCCATTTTTACTCTTCTTTTGGAATTTCTTACGACATTTTTTAAGTGATTTAAGTTCTCCTTTGATTATTTGATACGCACTCTCAGGTGTAATTCTGCGTGACATTTCCATGGCAACGGCAAAATCTACTCTTGTACCAAACTGTCTTAGTGCCTCTTCAAAATCATTAAGATCGTCATACATTACAACTTACCACTAACTACACCACTATTTACAACTCTGCTAGTATCTCCCCATCCTTCCTGTCTACCTTTAAGATAGAATCGTGTCATACTAATGCACAACTCTTTATCCATTGCAGTGACAAGTTCTTCACCATCTTTTGCTACACTAATCCACATTTTAAATCTATTAGCATAGACACGGAAACAATCATCAAACCATTCATATTCTGCAATTTCAGGATGTTCAGGCATCTTCTTTCTTTTTTATTTTCCGTTAGTATCATAGTTAAGTTCATCATCCTTCTTCTTAATATCAGGATGTGGTGCATACAGAGGACCCTGATAATCATGAGGTCTTTTAATTCTGTTTTCAACAGATGTTCTATGGAGTTGTTTTAGTGCCTCTACAACTTCAGGAGTTTCTTCCCACTCCCATGTTTCTCCACCTTTACCCGTAAAAGTTCTTCTAGTCATTGTCTTAGTGTCTCCAATACTTTGGCGAAATGTGCATCGCCGTGGATGTAACCTGCAACGATTATACCAAGAGTTGACACAAAAAGCAACCCCAGCATTAGTACAATCTTGACGTTATCCTGCAATTTCACTTTTAACAGTGAGTAATGTTTTCATTGCTGCCTCTAAAGTATCCATAGGAATCCATGCTGGTTCTTCATCAGCAAACTGAACTTGCACTTCAGTGATGTTTTTTTCTTTGAACCTATTGTAAGTAACTCTAGTGTTCTTGACAAATGCGATAGGGTTAGTCATCAAACTTGTATCCAATAAAAGTAATGTCTTTCTTCTTCACATTATATCGTTTAATGTGAGTGTTTCTATGTGCCTCGGTTTGAAAGAAGCACTTTCTTACCACTTTATCATCTTTATAAATGAGTTTCCAAGGGAACTCATTGTACGGAAATTCTTCTTCTAAATCCATAGTCATTTATCAATTATCATTTGAGTCACTATCTCTTGATGTCTCATGTGGAGTTTGATGTAACATCTTAAAGCTCTCTTCAAAGTTTCTACACTGTTACACTCTTCTATCTCTCTAGAGAGTTTCTCATATTCAAACATTTTTGAGGTGCTTTGTAGTTCTATGCCAGAGGGATCTAAATCATTCATCCCTGTGTCCTCCATTCCTTACGTTGGTATGTAGTCAAGCACCTTCATCTGATAGGTAATGTTCTAATTGATTAATTCTATTGAACTCTTGGTATGCTGCTTCTGAACGAGAGTGCAGAACATCCCGAATGTCGTCCATAATGACAGTAGGATCTACATAGTCGTCAAGGTACTTATCCAGTGCTTCCTTCAGGTAGCGTCTTCTATGCCACTCTGGGGAATAGGGTTTGTAATCCATAACAATGCTGTATTTGCTATCTATTATAGCGGTTCTGATTTTCATTGTCAAGCTCTTTCAAGTAATCAATCCACCACTGAGGATCTTTTTTCCTCTTCCAGTTTGGTACTGGCAATCCTAATTCAGAGTAATGTTCAAAGAGTGCATCATCTATAATCTGTGCGATCTCCATACTCCTCTTCCTCTTCATCAACATCTGCATATGCATCTGCCAAATAGGGTCCATGTGGTTTGAGTGATTCATCTTTGACATGTTTCCGCTCCTGATTAATAGCAGCAAACCACAGTGCCAATTTCATTACCAACCAAATAACTGCCAGTGGTAGGAAACATAATGATACTACAAGTGCGTTTTTCATTACACTGAAAGGACATCACTTTTTATCTATGACATCATTATACTCTGAAAAATTAAATTCGTTAGGAATAAGTTGATTCGCTAACTTATCTCTCAATTCATTGATTCTACTCTCATCATACTGACGAAAGCGTTCCACTTTCTCTACTTTCTTATAGTAGTGCAATGCATTTACTATAATCGTATAATCTTCCATCGACAATTGGAAGTCAAAGTTTTCATTCATAACATGTTATTCTCTGACAAGAAATGTAGTGTTTCTTTCATATCACCAATATGAACATTATCAATAGAAACTTGTGGATAGGTTGCCTCTTCACCAAACTCTTTGGTGAATGCCTTTTGATCGAAGTGTTCACCTAGTTTATACTCATGAAATTCATCACCAAGTGCCTTGAGCAGCATACCCATCCGCTCACACTCTTGACTTCCGTTGCTATAAATTACCGCCGTATTAGTCATTTCTGTTCGTAATCGTATTCAATGACAATTTTCTTGTGCTTGCTGGTTCTATCAGAACACTCATAATGTTTGAGTTCACCACCAATATCCTTTGCAATCTTCTCCAGTCTCCACCCTATACTCCATGTTGGATGTTCACTTTGCATCGTTCTTTCTCCTATACTCTTCCCATATCTGAGCAACCATATCTACCTCTGGAGGGCGTGTATATGGTTCAGGTGTCTTACTCTTCCAGGCATCAATTTGCTCCTGTGTGGGAACTTTTATACTAAATGCTGTGCCCTCTTCAATGAACTCTTCGTTCATCTTCTTATATGTATCAACTGTAATCTTATCAAATTCAGTCTCTTTGTCTCCAGTCATCGCTTCTATCCTGCTTGAACCAATCTACAATTTCATCAGCACTACCGAACCCCGTTCTATGATTGGATGGGTCGGGGTCTCCTAATCCCATCCTATTCATAAAATCGTCAAGTCCACCCTCCTTCATATCAGGATTAGCAGCTTGTCTACGTGCTTTTCTTAACCATTCACGAGCAGTTGTATTTGCCTTTGATAACTTCTCTGCCCATATCATGTCCTCAAGTTTTACATCTTCTCCATTAGCAATACATTTACAGATAAACTCCAAGCGGAGTCTGTATTGAGTAGATAACATAACTTTATGTTTCTTTGTTTTTATTTATTTTTTTCGTCGAAGTATTTCTTCAGGTTCTTTGCCAGTTTCATATTTCGACGCCACATAAAATATTTTACCACAGGATTCTCTGGGTTCTGTGTCATCCACCACCAACGCTGTTTTATTTTAGCGTTTACTAACTCAATGACATAATAAAAAGCGGCAGCAACGTTTTTGTCAGTGAAGACAAAGTACGCTACTACCACAAATAATCCGAACCAGACACCTTGAGCGTTCAACTGAATTCCTCTTGGCGACGCAATTCAAGGTAATCAATTACCTCTTGCCTCCACTCCATAAGTTCATTAAAACACTCATTTTCATGAGCAAATGAACGGAGATTGGAATCTGGTTCTAGAACACTTTCAATGAATACATCCAGTGCATCACGTCTTTTCTCATGTTTGCTACTCATCGTTTCCTTTTGTTGAGTGTTTTTAGTTGATTCTTAATAAAATCAACAGATTGTTTATAGGTATTAAAATCTTTGACATATTTACCATTATGTATAACGGCGAACCCTTTCTTACCCACAAAAGGAACCGCTGCCCACATACCATCGTTGGTACAATATCCTTGAGGATCTCCAGGTTTGGGATCTAAGATACCTGGGCAGTCTATAAACGGTTTCTGAAACTTACTCAAAACTTAGCATTAACACTCATAACAGTTGCTTTGGGATTGCGTGCTAGTGCAGTTTCTTTAGCATCCTGATAATCACGAGCATGAACAGTCTCATAGAAGACTTTACCTGCAACATAGAGTTTGACTTCGCAAATCATGGTGATTTCTTTTGAATACCTTAGTATTATAGGGCAGAGTGGGGCAGAGTCAGGGGCAGAGTGGACAGTTATTAAATTGGCAACCGTGCCATCCGCTGCTCCACTCTCCGCATGGCAATATCGTAATACTTTTCATCAATCTCAAAACCGATGAAGTTTCTATCACTCTCCATTGCCATTGCAGCAGTGGTGCCTGCTCCCATGAAAGGATCGAGCACTAAATCACCCTCTTCACTCCATGTTTTGATGTGATCTGTGGCAAGTGCCTCAGGATACATTGCAGGATGCTCAAAAGCATAATTATCCTTTGTTGTAAATCCTTTGCCATTGTTGTAGCGCCAGATATTATTACGAGGAGAATATGCAGGAGTTGGCTTTTGCTTACGTTCGACAAGGTTGCCATCCTTGTCACGATAAGTTCCCTTACCCCAGTTAGTATGTCCTGCCCACTTGTTTGGTTTATCGGCAATCAGGTTTGCAGTCTTTGGTTTCACCTTCTTACTGAAGACAAACATGTATTCAAAGATTTGAGAATACCGATTGCTGTCCTTTCTTGCGGGGAAAGAACTACCATTCTTCTCATAAATCATGGTGTCATGAAGAAGAAAACCCAACTCTCCAAAGTATAGTGCCTGACGGAATGATGACATACTTTCACCACCCTTGATGACTGCATCACCAACAACCCATACAACTACACCACCAACTTTCATCACACGATACAACTCTTGTGCAACTTGTTTGAATACTTCAAAGTCCCACTTGGATGAATCGTTATAAGTTCTCAAGTCATCATAGGGAGGTGATGTGACACATAAGTCCACAGACTCTGCATCCATCCGTTGCATCCCAGTGATACAATTTTCCTTGTAAACTTGATTGATTTCCATGAAAAGAGAGTTGGGTATCCTACATTATAGCACACATGTCAACGGCGGACAACCGACACTGCTGCCTCACCCCGCTCAAACACAGTGTCTACGACTGCCTGAACGCTCCGTGCGGTGCTGATACCCACCTTGTCATAAACAGGCACGCAAACCAGTCCAAACGTCTTCTCAGCGCCTCCCAGACGGATGACACGCCCGATTGACTGACTGATACCGATATAATCCATGTTACGCATGAACAACACAGCTTCTAGTCCCTTAACATTGATGCCTTCAGACAGAATAGAATGATGCAAAACAACAAACTTTTTGTGTGAAGTGCGTCCCCAACTGTTCAGAGTGGCAAAGAATACATCACGAGTAACTTTCTGTCCGTCAATCACGGCACCAGTCTTACTGGTAATATACATGACAGAATAACCACGATGTTTCATTTGCTGAGCAAAGTCAGACTGTGAAATCAATTGAGTAATCTGCTTTGTAGAGCGAGCACAGACAAGAATCTTACTAAGAGAGTTGTCATCAATAGTCTCAAGTAGATTCTGTGAATCACTAAGTTTGAAATCACCCTGAGGCAATTCCTTGACAACAACCTTAGGAGGAAGAATATAACCTTCTTCTACCAACTTAGGAGCAGGAACATTACAAATGACATTGCCATAAACCTCTCCGTCATTCATGCCTGGTTTGAATACAGTCAGTGAGTGCTTAGGCGTAGCAGTAAAGAAGTAAGCACGACTAGAGTTAGCACTGAAGAACTCAGTAGCAGGAAAGAAATTGCGCTGACAGGAGTTATGTGCTTCATCAAAATAAATGGTATCTACGTTGATACCTGCCTCTTGAATACGATGCAGAGAGTGATAGGTAGTAAAGATTAGTTGGTGAGCACCAAGATCCTTAGAAATAGCATTGAGAAATTTGATATGATTAGATTTAGTGGTGCTACGATGCTTAGTCTCACCACTATGAACGTGAAGAACGTTCACATCATCAATAAGTTCTAAGAACTCGGAACAGAGTTGATTCGCCAACAATATACGAGGAGCAACAACAACAATAGTCTTAGGATTGTTACTCTGTAGTTCTTTCTTAGCATCTTCAATCATGCAAATTGTCTTACCACCCCCAGTGGGGATAATAATCTGCCCTTTATCATGCACCAGCATGGCATCCAGAGCAGTCTGCTGGTGTGGGCGGAGTTGCATCACTTCCTCATTACGATAAACATATTATAACACAGAGCTGCCTCTACCGGCGAACTCTGTGACAGTTATTTAAGTGACCTAGACTCTCATCTCCAACCGGGACAAAGGTAGTCTACAGGGTTTTTATACCAGTGTCAAGCTAGTGCTAGCACCACCAACAGTAAAGGTTAATGTAGAACCAGAAACACTAATTACAACAGGATCTCCTGTACCACTGGTAAATCCACCAGCAGCAGTAACTACACCAACAAAGTCTTGTGTGCTACTAACAGTATTATCTTGTACTGTTATATTAGTTCCAGCAACAATAGAGGTGACTACTCCTGTTAAACTAGAACCATCACCAGTTGTTGTAAGATAAGTGTTACTATCAACAGAACCATCTGCTTTCAAGAACTGACTAGATGTTCCATCAACTTTTTCAATGGTGGTTGCTGATATGATACCCGAAACAGAAACATTACCAATGACATCAAGTTTTTCTGTTGGTGTAGTTGAATCAATACCAAGATTTCCTGCTTGTGTCAGAACCATTGCACGGTTCGAGCCATTTGTCATGAAGTTAAATGCAGTACCTAAACCACTTGGATTCAAATAGAAGTTAACATTGCCAGTGGCATAGTTAATAAAGTCTAGAGATGCATCTGTACTCTGTGGGAATGAACCACCACTGTTACCATGTCCATAGCGAATTTGTCCACCATCTGTAGTCGGACTAATATTTCTTCCAACATTAATGATTGCTTCATTATCACCGTCACTGGTAACTGATATAGATGAAATACCAGTCTTTCTTACATGAAGTTGAGAGAATGCTGTATCAGTACCAATACCAAGTGAGTCTATACGGGCACGGGTTGTTGCCGTTAAAACACCAACACTTGCTTGACTAACAGTAATACTCGCTGACTCTGTGATACTAGATGCAGTGGTTGCAGTTCCAGATAAGGCAGCAGTGATTGTTCCTGCACTGAAGTTTCCACCAGCATCTCTAGCAACAATTGTGCTTGCAGTATTTCCTGAGTCTGCAGTTGTTGCACTATTAGGAATGCTAGTTAAGTTAGCACCAGAACCAGTAAAGGTAGTGGCAGTTAGAACGCCAGTGACACTAACATTACCTGCTACGGTAAATTCGACATCAGAACCACCAGGACTGGAGGTTGTATTAATACCAACTTTTGATGATGTATGAAGTCCTACTCCACCATTATCAGTGATGAATGTTGTTCTAGCAAATCCAATTATATTATCAACGATTTCACCACCACCCAACTGCAACTGAGCAGCAGTGACAATACCAACTACATTTGCATTAGATGCAGTAAATTGTGCAAAAGTTCCTATACCAGTAACCTGCAACAGATTAGTTGTTACAAGTCCTGTGACTCTAGTGTCTCCATAAACATTTAACAAATACCCTGAAGGAATCGATGTGCCGATTCCAACAAGACCGTTTGAGTTTACAACAAAGTTGTCATTATCAACCTGAAGTCCAGTTCTAAAATTGAATGACTTACGGATATTTGCCATTATAGTTTTTAGTTATTTATCGGATTCTTATAATGTAATATAATCCCATATATGGTGGAAGGTTTGCATCAGTTCCAGAAGAACCTTGACTATTAACAGTCACACTGTGATTGTGCCCAGCGTGGGTGGAAGTGTTACCACCATTGGCAGCATAACCAGAACCAAACTGAACATTGTTGCCACCAAATCCAACGTTACCACCAATAGAGTGACTGTGTGCACCAGCAGTGGCAGTGCTTGCTGTATGAGTGTGTGACACCACTATAGCGTCTTTGCTACCACCAGTTCCACCCTGACTATAATCATCACCAGCACCAACAGGGAATCTATTTTGTAAGTTTGGTAGGTTGAAGGTGGTTGAACCATCACCAGATCCATATGTGGTTCCCAAAATCGTGAACAAGTTAGCGTATGTTGTTCTTGAAAGTGCCGCACCATTGCACTGTCTCCATGTTGCTGTGGGCCAGCTATCTGTTCCACCAGGCCACAACATGATGCTTCCAATTGGTGATATGTTTGGAACATCCAATTCATCGGCAGTAATCTTTCCAGTTGCCTCAAAGTCACCATCAACTTCTGTATGTGTTCCGATGGCAACTTTATTGCCAACAGGAGCATCAATCTTCAAATCACCACTGGTAGAATTAATTGTACTTGTGCTTCCATTAATGGTAACATCACCCGCAGTTATGTTTGCTGCTGTTATTGTCTTACCAACACCAACTCCACCAGTAACTATGAGTGCTCCAGTTTTAGTGCTGGATGAATCAGTCTCATCAGTAATTCTAACCTGATCGTTGAATCTTGTATTGTTATTGAATGTGACGGGTCCATCAAACTGTGATAAGAGTTGATTAGAAGCTCCACCCTCAACTACAAGATTATTCTTAATAATAACTTCATCAAAGACTACACTGAGTGTAGCAGGATCTTGTCCAGTGACTGTTGGGATTGGCGTATCAAATGTGATTTCTTCACCAGTTGCAGAAGACTTCTTCTGGTTACCAACAAAGAAATCACCTTTGTTGTTCATACCAGTGTATACTACAGTACCACCAGCTCTTTCTTGTGCCTGTGTTAAAAACTCTTCTGTTTCAGTTGGTGCTCTATCCTGAAGTTGAGGAAGTCCAGTAGAGTAATTACCAGGACCGAAACCAAGATATTCAAATGTATGTCCAGAAGCACGAACGATTGAAGGTCTACGGAATTCAATTGAAGGAACTTTTATCTTCTTGATTAAAGAACCATTGACGTGTGCTGTCTGTCTAGAACCAAGTGCTCCACGAATAACGGTGAGTTCATCACTATTCAAACCACTAAGAGTGCTGCTAGCAACTCTCATGATTTCATTATCAATTTGAATGTAAGAACCAAGTGGGAATCTGGTTGCAGTTCCTAACCCAACATGACTTACAGAGAATGCTGTATCTGTTGTTGTTACTGCTTCAGATAGGGTTAAAATATCCCCATCAAAGATGGTAATCGCTCTTGCCTCAAGATTTTCATTTCCAACATTAGAATCGCCAGAATTAGAGGATAAACCGTGCTTCAGAATGAATCCAGAAGTGGTACTAATTCCAGAACTAATTGTGAATGTAGAGATACCAACTTTTGTCGCAACAATAAAATCACCAAGATTATTGTTCTCGGTATCAAGAACTCTAAACTTATTACCAACAGTCAATCCATGAGGTTCACCTGATGTGAATGTGCTGATACCACCAGAAGACGTTGCAGTAAATGCTTGTGATGGAGAGACAACCAGTGCATACTGATCTGCAGTGATGAGTGTATCACCTGCAGTCTTAGCGATGGAAATCTGATTAGCGGCAGGAACTGAATTGATACGATAGTAGGTATCTGATGTTGTTCCAGCACCAGTGAACTGAACTACTTGTCCTATAGAAGTTGTAATACCACCAGTGGAGACTGTAACTTCAGCACCAGAGAATCCATCAATGTCTAATACTTCACCAGCAGCATATCCAGAACCTGGAGATACAATAGTTGCAACACCAACAGCACCACCCGAAACATTAATGTTTGCTGTGGCACCATCCCATGTAGATGTTCCATTGTTTAGCAGTTTTACGTTAAAGTGATTGCCGTTTGCAAATCCACTTCCTGCATTTGTAACACTTACATCAACAATACCATCCAATCCATGTCTTCTATCGAAGGTAATTGTGGTAATACCAGGAGTGGCATTGTTGACTGAGGAAATATCAAGTCCAACTCCAAATTTTGTTAGAAGTGTATCAGACGCTTCTCTAGTAACACTCTTCTTAAGATCGTTAGTTGTGACATCTCCAAGTGGAGATCTTAGAGCGAATGACTTAGCAGAATTTGGATTATCATTAATGTTATCTCTATCCAATTGTGGATACAAGTCCACGACATTCTGACTATATTTTAAGTCAGTAAATTCTACAGGAACTGCACTATCAGCTTTCAGAACATAGAGATGATAGATGCCATTTTGTTCTCCATCATCATACTCAGAAACCACTTCATTTCTGTAAATATTAAGGTTGGCTTTTAAGTCAATTCTATCAAATCTTGGAAGAGATGTGGTTCTCTGTGTGGTGTCATTTGTAAATGTACCAGGGGTTCTAGTGCTCAAAGCATACTTAAAGGTTAAGTCATCAGTAATCTCAGTGACTGTAAACTTACCATTATATCCCTTATTAAAGTCTCCAGTGCTGCTCAGTGTGCTATCAGTGACATTTCTGATATTGACATCATCACCTAAAGTAAGGTTGTGAGGTTGTTCAGTAATAACCGTTACAACATCAGATGAGAATGAACATGTGCTAATGAATCTTGGATTTCTTGAGAAATCGTAATCTGTAGAATCAATAGAAGTTTTAGTAAAATCAGCGTCTGTTCCGAATCCAGTTGTGCTAGATTCTTGGATGATAAATGCTGACTCTGGTGTTTTTGAGTTTGAAAGTTGTTTTGGAATAACAACTCTATACTTGTAAATCTTCTCGTCTAAACTTCTGGTATCAGCAATTCTCTTGACGAAGGTTGCCTCCGAAGCACCAGTCCCTGAGAGATTACTAAAGATATCACTTCCAGTGTTGGTGTTAATATACCAATGATTATTTGTGGAGTCCCACTGCACTGGACTGCCAACATCTCCCGATTCTTTATCAGAAACTCTAGTTGTAATTGTGAGATTAGTTCCACCATAAACGGTAATGGCATCATCATTGTTTGCATCAGATTCAGATGATGCTAACTTAAGTTCTGTGGAAGACTCGCGAATTGCATAGTAAACCTTATTTACTTTAATATTCTCTGGCATATCGCCATCGTCACTAAGGACGATAACCTTTTCAGCAGTTTGAATATCATGTGTTCCAGATGAAATTGTAAATACGTTAGAAGATGGAGCATCTACAGAATATGTCTTAAATGAGGATGAACCATCCTCCATTAGGATATCCGCAGAGTAAGTTGTTGAACCAATGGATAGGTAAAGTTTATCTTCTTTACGAGCACCAATTCGATATCCCTGTGTTAAGACAACAGGCTTAACCTCTTCATCTTCAAATCCAAATAGATACAGGTGACTGGTGATACCAACGGTTGTTGTCTTACCTCGATCTATAGTCACCCAATCAACATTCTCTTCTGAAGCAGTGATTGCTTTTGGTGGAATAACGTGTGTGAGGAATGCCTTATTATCCTTGGCAAATGCTTCTGCCTTAAATCCATCAGCAATAAGTGCTAATTGTCCAAAGTTAGAGTTAGAGTTGGTGATAGATGCGTCACCACCGGATTGTATGTCAAAGTGCTTATTGTAACCAATAGCAAATACTGATACAATTTGCAGAATTGCATCATTTGAAATCTTAATGTGAGAACTTTCCCATCCAGATCTATAAATGGAGTCTGATTCTAAGTGATAGACTCTTCCACTAGATGAAGAACCTGCCGATAAATCAGCACCAGTTACTTTTGATGTGCTGAGTGTACTTGAATATGTACGAGTTGATGGAATATATTGTACGAACGCTCTATCATCCTTTTGTAGGGATACACCGGTGAACTGAGCCACAACCATTGAACGGAATCCAGTTGCCTTACTTCCGTCAGCGTGCATACCCTGCATACCCCATACAGAACGCATGGAGATATTAAAGATATATGGTGATGCTCCAGTTACAGTATCAGTCTCTACGGTGACTAATTCGTCGCCAGAAATAGTTCCTGGTGTCTGTAGAGTGACAGGAAAAGATTCTAAGTTATAATAGAATACTTTAGTATTTGTTGCATCAACTTCTGCAACCTTTGTTGAAATATTATAGTTGGTTGGAGATACACCACTGATACGAATTGGTGTGCCTGTAGTAAGGTTATGATCTAATGCAGTGGTAACAGTAACTCTATTGGTTGGTGTTCCACCTGAACCTGCTTCGATAGAAGTAATCTTAAGAGGATCTGATGCAAATGCACCAACAATCTCATATTCTGGGCGTTGTGGTTCAAACCCTTTTGGTTTAGCAGGAAACTTATCATCAATATCTCTATCAGTTCCTGTACCATATGCGATGGATAACTTCGCATAATACATTTCAAGATCAGTCAGTTCTGTTGAACCAACTTTATTAACACCATCAGCATATTCAAATACTGTTAGTTTGTGGTGAGAGAAGTTAGGTACAGACTGAATAGTAAAGTCATCAGACTGTGTATAAACAAGTCCAAACTCATCACCATCAAAGACACAGAACTGCCAGAAGTAGCATGTACCTGTGATTCTAAAGATGGCAGAGTAATCTACATCATCATCAGTTGGGTTTGGAACATATTTTGGTTTAATCTTTGTCTTTCTTAAGTCAAGTCCAACGATAGATGTACCGCGAGGTACAATAACCCCACCGTAAATACTGTTGAACTTAATTAAGTCATTACCTTCTTGTGTTATATCAAAATTAGAATCAAGTGTTAGTGGTAAATGATCTGCTGCTGCCGCATTGCTGACGCTACCATCCGCCGCAGTTACTTTTGCACCACTATCATTGAAAATCTGATATCCTGGGCGGTTATCAATCTCATGAACACCAGGCATCAAGAGAATCGTGGTTTTCTCTATCGCATCATTGGCATTCCCCTTAACATATGAGAATCTTGCTGCCTCAATCAGTGCTCTCTGAATGGTTTTAAAAGGACGAGCAAGAGAGTTTCCAGTGTTTAAAATACTGTCAGTTGAATCTAAATCCGCTGGACTTACATATAGAATTCTACCTTCAGTGTTCTTAATAAAGTTGTCTAACTTATTCAGAGGCATTGTATTACTGCTTCTATACTATTTGCTAGTTTTATTTATGTCTTACGAAATAACGTAGTTTCCAGAAACAGAAATTCTATATTCATCAGAAGTATAGAATGGATAAACACAATGATTGACGGTTGCAGGAAAAATAAAAGCACAACCTTCCATTTTCCTATCAGTTGGAATTACTCTTTGCACAATATCACCTAGAGTATTTGTGCAAAAATATGCAAAATGTCCCGCACACTGATAATTAGATTTTCTTGAATGTGGTTGTACCATTTCATCCTCAGTATCATAAGGATTTTTTAACCATATCACAAAACTAAAAATACCATTATGAGAATGAACTGGATTAAATTCTGTTTTCTTTTGAAAGACTGCCCATGTTTGAACTAAGTTTAGGAGATATTTTTCACCTTCAAACTGCCTTCCAATTCTAGTTGCATAATCAAATGTCTTTGTGTGACTCTCAACTATAGGTGTCAATAGTTTATCAATTGATTCTCTAATTTCCTCTGGCAAAACAATTTGCCTTTCAATGTTTCCTGCTAGTCTGATATTATTAGACTCGTAATTATCGAAATCCTGTTGAATCTTATCTACGGCATCATATAGAAATTTCAAATCATCCTTCTCAAAACGAACTAAAATTCCACCATCAATTTCAGGTTGTAATATTTGTGCTTCAACTTTCATTTAACCCATCAAATCCTCTTCATTATAATCGTACTCTTCCTCCTCTGGCATGTCTTCTGGATTCTCAATATCCATCATGAACAGACAAGGGTGTGCTTCTTCATCTATTAGATAAAAAGAAGACTTATACAAATCATTTGGTTCATAAGACAAATTCTTGTTTGCAAACTCTATCAAATCTCTGTCATATAAGTGTCCAATGGGTAGCTCATCAAAAGTAAATGGTACTCCCTGAATAAAATACATCTTGACTATCCTACTGTCGTTTTCATACCAGCAGAATGCAGTCTCTATCTTATATGACATAGGATGCGGGTTTTGTCTTATTTATTTTAAGTCCTGTCAATCATTTGTATAGTCCTAACCAATACTTCTAAACCGTTGATACACATCTCATCAGTGGTTTTTTCTTTGGGAGAATGACTGATACCACCGATAGATGGAACAAATATCATACCCATAGGACAGAAGTTAAAGTTTTGTGCGTCATGTGATGCTCTTGATGGCATACGAATTGCTTTCAAGTTCAAATCACGACTTGCGGCATCAGCAATGAACTGCTTGATTTTACCATTGCACAGTGCAGGTTCAGACTGGTGGATGAGCTCATATTGTAAATTAAACTTATCAGTAACGTCTTTAACAAACGCATCCATAACAGATGCATCCAAATCTCTTACCTGCAATGTAAAGTCTACCCTGCCAGGTACAACACTAAAAGCGTTGGGACTGACATTAAGCACCCCCACAGTAGCCACCAAACCGTCATGTTCTAATGCCCTCTTGTTAATGTAAGTGATAATCTCTGCTGTCTTTACCAGTGCATCATCTCTCATATCCATGGGAGTTGTGCCTGCATGGTTCTCTTGACCATATACAGTAATAGCACAGCGTCTTTGTCCTACAATACCCTGAACGACACCAATATCAAGTTTTTGAGAATCTAATATTGGTCCTTGTTCTACGTGCAATTCTAAGAATGCTTTGATATCAGGTTTGCTAGAAGTATAACCCTTAGAACCTTTCATTGTATTCTCTTCGTCACGGAAGATAACAACTTCTAGTGGGTGCTTCAACTTACCTTTCAGCATCCTTGCTGCCTCTACACCTGCAAGAACACCCAGAGCACCATCATACTTGCCAGCAGTTGCTACTGTATCTGTATGAGAACCTACTACAATAGGTGCGCCCTCACCATCAATCCTACCAATAATATTACCGTATTCATCCTGCCTTACTTGTAATCCGTCTTCCAACATCCACTGGATTACATATGCATTACCAGTCTCATCAGAAACACTATATGCTGGTCTGGGTAAAGTCTCTGCTAACTCTTCAATCCTATCAATGAGGTTCATCTCAGCACCAATAAATCCTTATGTATTTTAGTGTGGCAGTTAGGGCATATTACCACACATTTATCTATTTCCTCTTGCAATCGTTTTAAAGAGTTACCATATAAGTGCCCTACTCTTGCCTCTGGAGACCCATCAGTGTGGTGAAACTCCATTATTTCTTGTGGGTGTATTTCTCCACAGCAAGTGCAAGGTTCTGAGCGTTTATTGGCAATATACTGCCTGTTCCTCTCTGCTCTTGCCTGTTTTAATTCCTTCTGCCTCTGCTTATATTCGGGGGATTGTTTCTTATACCACTCGTTCTGATATTTCTGTTGGTATTCGTTACTATTTCGGGGCATATACTTAAAAGAATTATTTATAAATTTTAAGTATTTAAGTGCGAGTAGGGAGACTTGAACTCCCACGGGCACAATGCCCAACAGATTTTAAGTCTGGTGTGTCTACCGATTCCACCATACTCGCAAGGTGCTCCATGCGTGGATCGAACACGCCTCAGGCGAATTATGAGTTCGCTGCATTCACCAGATTGCTAATGGAGCATTCGTTATTCGCAAATAGCGAATAGGAGTACTGGGAGTTGAACCCAGACTACCCCGTTATAAGCAGGGCGCTCTAACCATTAAGCTATACTCCCGCAGATGAACTACGATGCTTCGTTGTTGTTTTCCGTGTATATTCGGTAGAGTTCATCATCTGCAGGCATCATAACGGCAGCAGTTCCATCTTCTTTGACGATGCCTATGGTTTCTCCTCCCTCTACTCTTTTGTAGAGTTCATCGAAGTTTTTTTCCCATTCTTCAATTGTAAATACTTCCATCAATATTTTTCTCCTACGATTGCCAAATCTGCGTACTCAATCTGCTCATCAGTTAGATTGGCAGTGCAAACTTCCAACACATTCATGAACTGTTCTGTGGTATCACACTCAACAATTTTTTCATTTCCCTCATCGCTCAGAAGCAGGAAGGAGCGAGTGCAAACATCAATAACGATGCCTTGGACGCATTCGGTGTTGCTCATGGTGTTCTGTTGATTACCCCCATATTATACGGTATCTAGGTGGAGGTGTCAAGCGTTTAACCGAAGACCGCTTCCCAAACTGGTTGAACCACATCGGCAATCGCAGTCTTTGCTGGGGAGGTATATCCCTCGGGAGGTTCCCAACCAGAATTAATTTGCCTTTGCACATTATTCATTCTTTGTTCATCCACCCAGTCAATGAGTTCATCCACATTTGTAAACTCAGAGATACCAAAAGTAGAGTCCTCAGTTACACCAACTTTGATGTACTTCTGTTCATCTGTTTTGAATTTGAAGAACTCATTTCCATTAATTTCAGATGGATTTTCTTCATCATATCCTGTTATGAAAGTAACTAATCTTGTCATGTTGCTATAATAGGTAAGAGTCCAACATTAATAGGTCTTGCTTCTCCTGAACCACCTGAGTTTTCACCGCTACTAAATCCAGGAAAAAACTGAACAAAGTGTGAACCAGCACCACCGCCAGGTTGGTTACTAATACCAGGTCCTCCTGGTTGTGCTGATGGGTTGATATTGTGAGAGTGATCGACAATAGCACTAAGTGCCGTCGAACCAACACCAACCGAACCTCCAGCACCACGGATAAATTTATTATCAGTAATCAAATCTGGTAATTTTGGATTTCCATTTGCAGTTCCAAAAGGATTGCCAGCATTAGTTAAATGTGTATGTAATCCTGGATGTGCGGATTCAGTGACTTCTGCACCATCACAGAGTAAATATCCGTCAGGTGGAGTTAGTGTCATCGACCACACAATAGAACCAGTCGGTACAGCCATTAGTATTTCAGAATCGGTAAGAGAGCAATGTAATTCGGTCTAGTTTCGTCTGCAGTATCAGCTCCCTGAACAGGACCTGATATGATTTGAGTAAATCTTGCGGCAGTTTTAGAACCACTGTCACCAATGTTAGATTGTCGGTTTACGGTAAATTCGTGAGTATGATTTCCAAGATTATGTGATTGTGTTGTGCCATGATTCAGTGAACCTCCTGCACCACGAATGAATCTATTATCAGTTACAAGGTTTGGTAATCTTGGATCTGAACCATCCGTTCCAAACGGATTTCCAGCATCAATTAAAATCTGTCTTAAAGCATTATGAGTTGTTGTTACGGCAGAACCATCACAAAGTAAATATCCAGTTGGTACAGTATCAGAAGTATACCACACAAATGAAGCGATGGGAATAGTTGAGATTGTTTCTGTTCCCACGACAGGAGTAAATGCAATATTATTAGGTCTAGTCTCTGAACCAGCAGAACTTAGTGCTGTTCCAGCACCAATCTCACCATTAACATTCGTTGATGGTTCTCTAAGATTTCCTACTTGTTCCTCGCCGAAACTAACAAATGTTGCTGGAGGTCCAGGAATCAGAATACTACCATCACCATCATCAATTTTATTATATTTGTGAGTGTGAGTTGGTTCGGCATCATCTTGATACACACCAACACCAGTTGTTGTTGAGTTACCACTCCTAGCACGAATGAATCTATTACTACCTTCAATGTCTGGTAACAGTGGTGCCTCTAAAGTACCACCGAATAAAGGATCTCCATCAGCATTCAAGTTACCAGCATCCGTTAATAAATCAAACAATGCTCCAGAACTAACTGAGGCACCATCGGCAGCAACAGTTCCTGTTGGTGCATTTGTATCTGCAGTCCAAAGAACAATGCCAGGTTCTACCTCAACAGCTGAATAGAAGTCTTTCCATTCGGAATCACCTCCACACACAGCAGTCTTTACTTGTGCTTCGGTAACTTCAACCCACTCACCGTCCTGCTTAATATAGTAAGATTGAACTTCCTCCCATGTGGAATCACCACCATTAACAGATGTCTTAATGTAAAATGGACTCATGACTTAACATTCAACTATCAAATATGTGTCGCCATCGTTTCCAATAGAATCGTCTGGTGGTGTCGAATCATTGCTTATGAATCTCTTTGTAAGAGAACCATCTGCCATCAAGAATTCATTCTCATCCCCATCTAATTTTTTGAGGATTTCTTTGAAAGTTATATTATTAACAGTGAGGTTTTCTATAGTTTGATCGCCACCACCAGTTCCACCACCACTTCCACCCTGTCCAAGTCCAGAACTGCCTGCAGCACCACCAGCAGCACCTGCAATACCTGCCGCAGCGGATGCCAGTCCACCAAGAATACCACCAGCAAATATTCCCATAAAGTTACTGGTGCCTAATGTATCACCAACATTTCCACCCTTTGCATCAGCATTTACATTTTTTGCAGCGATGAGAATATCTTTTGTTCCGTTCGCATCCTGATTACCGATTCTAATCGAAGGAGCATCTATAACAATTTCTACATCTGCCTGTAAAACTATCTGCTCTGCACTAACTCTATATGTTCCTGCATCAGCAGAGAATGACATTCCTCCACTGTTTGATATGAAAACGATATCATCAACACACTTTCCCTTTTCACCAGCTTCTATCGACAGGCAACCCTCTGTCATTATCTTAGTGTTACCACTCTCAGTGTGTGCCTGAACAAAACGTATGCCTTCATTAGTGGTAGATTGCATACAGAAGGATGTCTTTCCAGACATTCCCATCAACTGATTACCAGTTTCAAGAATTAACTTAGGTCCAAATATTTTTCTTTGTGTTTCGCCTGCCATGGTAATACCTAACTAATACAATCAATGACTTGGATAACTTCTGTCTGTGGAGTAACCACACTCATAACTGGTTTCAATACAGCACCAAAACCAGTGTCCGTAATAATATTTAGATCTGGTAGTCCATTGTATGCAAATCCTTTTTGTGGTGTAATAGCAGTAACTCTTCCATCTTTGATAGTTAAATCAAATCCTTCAATAGTATCGCCATCCAGATAATCTTCTCCAGGTTCTTCAATTACAACATCGGTGACATATAAGGGATCTTCATCAATATCTGCTGGATAATTTATACCGTCACTAGCAATTACAACTGATGTAACCTGTCTATATGTTGGAGAACTTGGGTTTTCATCTATCACCGCACGCCCATAAGCACCATATCCCATATTACAACCATCTCCAAACGTCACAAATGGTGTATCGGAATATCCTTCTCCAGGATCAGTTATCTCAACACCAACAATACTCGCAGTCTTTTGAACAGAACCGACTATATCTTCAGTATCGAGTTTATCGACAAACTTTCCAAGAATAACTTTACCTGCTGCACCGAATCCATCACCACCAAAGAAGTTGACAGTTGGTGCTCCACACGTAGTTACGTTTCCAAAATCACAAGGTGATGTACTAGATGTCTGACTAAGTGGTGTTCCAAAGATTTCCCAGTTTCCATATTGGTTTTGGAAATCGTTTGCAAGATTTCCTGCACCCACTGAAAGTGCTGCTCCACTGAACATATTATCAAACCTAATATCGGCATCTTCCTTGTCTTTCTGAGCACCAACATCAATCTTATACTTTGATGTTGCTGGACAGATTTTCTCCTCATCACACTTGAAGAAGTTCTGAATTTTTCTCAACATATTGATGCCACCCAGAACGAAGTCTTTAATCTTTAAGAGAGGACCTATAAGTGCCTCAACGGGACCTAGTAGTGGTGTTATTGCAGAGTCAATTAATCCAGAAAGTTTATTTGTGAATGCACCCATCACCTGATCTACAACACAAGCACCAGCGTTCAATACATTTTTTACGGCACCCGTGAGTAAATCTTTGAATATATCTTTCGCAGCTTTAATAATTTTTGTCGCAAGACAATCAATAGCATCTAATAGAGTCTTTGTTAATCCAACCAGAGGTGATTGAATATCAAATATTTTGGTTAATCCAAATCCCTCTGCTAGTAATGATGTTGTCCATGCCTCTAAACCTTCAGATATTGCTTCCGTTATTGCATCACTTACTCCGCCAATTATTTTACTGATAAACTTTACAGATGTATTACTCAGGAGTTCTACAGTTTTATTAATATCATTTGATAAGTTTGTGACGGCACTACCAACTTTAGTTACTTTATCAAAGAAGTTGGCAAGGTGAGCCTCCATCTTTGCAAATGTATTATCTTTACAAGGATCTGCAAAGATAAGAATTTTACCAGATGTTAGTGATTCGGCTCTGTCGCAACTCATGTGATATTATCCTCCGTGTTGATATTTATTATGTCTAAGTCGCTTGATTGGTTGTTGTATCAACACCTGCTGCTTTTAGTGCTGCACTTGGAGTTTCTCTTCTTTTAGTTTTATCAGTCGAACCTGGGAGTGCTCTTGGAACACATGGAGGACTGCTGGTTTCGTTAGTAGTATCTCTACCTAAAAGATTTCCTGGTTGAAGATTTTCACCAAATCCATCCTTTGCCTCAAATCTACCCTTTCCAAATCTAGTTCCAGAAGTTTTGCCATAAACACCAATAATCTCTGGCATCTGTCTCGCAGAACCATCTAAAAATTTACCTCTAACAACTGTTCCTTGTCGTATTGCAGAGGATGTCTGCATGTTTCCGCCACCATCACCATCAGTTACACCAAATACAACGGTTGCATACTGAATATCTTCATCTTTTACTTCTGCCTGATCCGTGGGATGGTGTCCCATGATGGCAACTTTATACCTTACACCCCAACCACCAGTTCCTTCTATCTGGGATTTCTGTGCCTCATCACTTAATACGACACCAATCCACTCGTGCGTATCTGCTCCAAAAAACTTAATTGATTCTGACGGTGCTTCCATTATTGTCCTTTAGTGAAGTTCATTCCATAAGAATCACGAATCAAATTCATTGATGTTGTCGATTTATTTGGTTCGAAATGATGATGTAGTGCTTGAATTATATAGCTGCCACTCTGCACCTCATCAGGTCCTTGTTCCTTATCTTTTGAGTTAGATTCAATTTCTAACTTAATTAGAGTTCCTGCCTCAAGATCTGTGTTGCAAGGTATGGTTGCGGCATGAACCTGAGAGAACAAAATATTATATCTGGTGCTACCAGCAGCATAATATAATTCAGGACTATTGTTTATCTCTGTCGTAGCTGCCTCTGCACCAACATCAAAGACTGCTGATTGAATCCTGTGATATTTTTTACCACCCTTTCCACCAAATAGAAATGGTGGTGGTGACTCTTTTTTACCCAGAGATGAAAACTTAGGATCTTGAGTAAGTTTCTTATCTTCCACAGTAATATCAATCTCAGTGAATCCTAGTGTTGATGGATTGAAAAAAACGTTTTTAGAAGAATAAACACCAGAGCGAATTTGTGCTAAGAGACTTTGATCTTTCAAAGTATCAAATGCTGCTACCTTGAAATCATTCTCATCATTTTTCTGTTGTTCAGATGCAATAACTTGTCCTGTATATCGATACGTTTTCTGAAAAGGTTCTTGATTAATCAAAGTATCTGCTGAGATATAATTAAATCCACTTCTCGTCTCAAAGAAAAAATATCCTGGATTTGAAATATTAGAAGGGACACTTCTAATACAAAGCATGGCAATTAAATCCAACGGTCTCTTGTTCATTCCTATAAAGGAATAAGAGTTACTAGACGGATCTATTTTTATCTTACTATCTTCAAATGACAATTCATCTTTTAATATCTTTTTGACAGAATCACTTATCTTACCAGTGTATCTTTTTGTTATCTTATTAGTTTCATTCAACCATGCGGTTCTTGATGAGAATCTAATTTTCAGATTTTCAGATGTAGAAGATTTACTCAATACTTGTACATCTGTTACATAGAGTTTTTTATATTCATCACTTTCTACCGAAAAATCTAGTCCTGCACCAAGTTCATTTTTTACTTTCACGAGCATTTGACAACCAGCACGTAATGGCAACGAACTGTGCAGTGAACCGTCTCTTTCTTGCTTATCATCTTTTGATTTCGCAGCACCTGAGGTGCTACTAATGATTACCGTTCCAGTAATAAAGGGTGATAGAATATTTTCATAATAATCAAAATTTGTCACTCTGAATTGTCCTTGAGCAATATCAGCTCGATTCTGTCCATCAGGAGATAAGATTATAAATTTTTCGTATATTACGCCTTGAGCTGCTGACATTATGGTATGTTATGAAGAGGACTTAATTTGTTCCCACTCTTATTTACCCCGGCACCACTAGAAACGGGAACCTGAACAGTGACTGGGACAACTCTTTCAACCTCAATCGGCATGACAATAACATCACTTGTTCCTTCAGTATCCTTTGGAACTGGTATATTGTCACCAGAAATTTTTGGTTTTGAAGAAGATATGTTGCTATTTCTACTTGCACCTCTTCCAATTGCAACATTGATTGAAGTTGGCATGACTGCTTCATATGCCGCCGCAAATTGATTATCAGCATTTGTTCCAGATCTTCCACCCAGAGTAACACCAACACAACCAGCAGTTCCATTATCACCAATGTCATTGTGAACTAAAAGTTGACTTCTGTTTCCAATAGAACCAGACATATTATTAATATAAGCACTCCAAACACCAATCCCCGCCATGTATCCATGTTTTTGGAATCCCGTCAGAGGATAGCGTCCGTCTGGTAGTGGATATAAAGCACCAGAAACACTTGCTCTTTGTTCTTGTGTTGTTCCAGCAGTTCCATATGTTCCGCTGATTGCACTCCAACTACCGATTTTCTTTCCACTAGCATCTTTTAAAGTTAATGTTCCAGAGGCACCATCACCACTACCGATAAAGTCAAGACTTCCTCCAGGTTGAATAGGACCTGATGCGATTGGTACATTATCTCCACTGGATGTTGGTTTTTGTCCCATTGGCGTTGGACTACCACCTGTTTTTTTACTGCCAGGTTGTAGTGTTTTTACCAGTTTTTTGAAGGAGTCAACATTTTCTTTATAAAGTCCTGCTATTTCAGTATTTTGTGTAGAAACAGCAGAGAACCTCTTAAGTGCATTGTTTGTATTGGTGCTAGATGTACTCCTTCTCGGTTGTCTATTTGGTTGAGTTGTTCTAAGAACCGTGCCACCACTATTTCTCCTTTGCATTGGAGGTGTAGACATAGGAGTTGGTGTTGGCATATCCGAACCAACGGTATCACCAATTCTGATGACACTCCCATCAGGCATTATGTTAGGGTCGTTAGCACTTCTTTCAGTTTGTTCATACCCCTCTAGTGTGGACACTTCAACATCCAATTCTCTTTCTAGGGATTGAAGTTCTTTTTGATTTGCATCAAGTTCTTGTTGCGCTTGTCCAGGATTAAAAAGGTTTGTAATTCCTTCAAAGGCAAACTTAATTCCATTGAAAACAAATCCTAGTGTTTTGAATGCTCCATCCCAAATAGGTTTAATCGTTCTGTATACTTCCGTTGCTTTCTCCACAATCTCTGGAAGTTTAGTAACTAAGTAACCCGTTATTAAATATCCACCAGAATTTAAAACCTTATCAAAGAAACTTCCAACAACTCCTTTGATACCACCAAGAACTCTTCCTATAGGTCCTGGTACTCCAGGAACTTTTTCTATTTTCTTTTCTGCCTTTAATCTTTTTTCTTGTTGTGTTTCTTTTCTTACTAACGCACTCT